TCTGGATGACTGATGATGGTTTAGTCCCAATGAGTCAGCTAGTTGCGTATTGCAAAGACAAGTATGACCCACGAATTTGTGACGTAGATATGGCAATCGAAATAATTGAAGAAATGGGAGGTTACTACTATGAGCAACACGGATAATTTTCAGAAGTTTGCACAAACAATGGTTGACAGCTACAAGTACGAACTCAATGAAGCACGCAAGAAAGGTACTCCACAGAAAGCCATCGAGTATCTGCGGAGGACTGAAAATAAGTTAGATCAGTTGGACTTTGGCGACGGCTTTACCTTAGATGAGAAAGAATTTGTAGTTAGACAAATGCAAAAAATATCCGAATTTGCAGAATATCAAATTAGAAATGAAGCAATGACGGCACCATTTATTAGGAGGGGAGAATAGTGAAAGTTCAATCATTAAAAGATACCTCTAGAACAGCGAACTGGCGTATCTGTCTTTATGGCAAGCCAGGGGTGGGTAAGACATCCGCTGCGAAATATCTGCAAGGCAAGACATTAATTCTTGCATTAGACAATTCAGCAAAGGTTCTGGGTGGCTTAGATATTGATGTGATTGAATTTAATCGCCAGCAACCAGGGCAAGAAATCAATGACTTTATCAAAGAAGTCCCAAGTTTTATCGGAAATTATCAGAATTTAATTGTAGATAATATTTCGTCTTTTGAGAAAGACTGGTTCGTTGAACAAGCTCGAAACTCAAAGAGCGGTATTCGCAATGAGTTGCAAGATTATTCGGGCTATACCAATTATTTTGCCCGACTGATCTCAGCAATTTATCGTTTACCAGTCAATATTTTAGTTACAGCATGGGAGAGCCAACGGCCAATCACAACAGCTAGTGGTCAACAATTTAACCAATATGCACCAGCCATTCGTGACAACGTCCGAGACTTGTTTATGGGATTAACTGACATTGTTGGACGGATGATTGCCAAGCCAGACAGTGGCGAACGTGGAGTGATTCTCGAAGGCGATGACGGGACTTTTGCCAAGAATCGTCTGGACGAGCGTAAAGGAGCAAAGATAGAAGATTTGTTTAACTTCAATGATGCTGATGTTTAAGCTTTACGACTACCAGCAAAAATTGGTTGATCAGGCTCGTAATGAACTTGCTAAGGGGCATAAATCGATTCTGTTGATAAGTCCGGCTGGTTCAGGCAAGTCGGTTGTGATTGCTGAAATTGCACGTTTAACGACTGCTAAAGGTGGTCGGGTCATGTTTACCGTCCACAGACAAGAGCTTGTGAGTCAGATTATTCAGACATTTAAAGGCAATGACGTGAACTTGGATCTCTGCACGATTATGACGGTTGGAAAAATTAAAAATCGTATGGATCACTTACCGAAGCCAAGCCTGATTATCACCGACGAAACACACCATTCAAAAGCGAAAACTTATCAACAAATCTATGAGTTCTATGCAGATGTTCCTCGGCTAGGCTTTACAGCAAGCCCTTGGCGCATGAACGGAGCGGGTTTCGAAGATGTTTACGAAACGATGGTCGAGGGGCCAACCGTTGAATGGCTGATAGCTAACAATAAGCTGGCACCCTACACCTATTATTCAGTGAAGTTAGTCAATGACCAGAAATTAAAGAAATCAAGCACAGGTGATTATACTAACAAATCAATTGATGATGCGATTGGTAAGACTATCTTTGGTGATGTGGTCAAGACTTATCAGGATAAAGTGAACGGTCAAAAAACAATCATTTATGCACATGACATCGAATACTCGAAAATGACCGCACAAGCCTTTCGAGACGCTGGAATTGAAGCAGTTCATTGTGATTCTAAGACACCCAAAGGCGAACGTAATCGAATCATGCGTGACTTTAAAGCTGGCAAAATCAAAGTACTCTGCAATGTTGATTTAATTTCAGAGGGATTTGACGTGCCTGATTGCAGTTGTGTAATTATGCTGCGGCCAACGCAATCGTTAGTGCTAGATATTCAACAATCAATGCGCTGTATGCGGTATAAACCAGACAAAAAAGCAACGATCATTGATCACGTGGCTAACTACAAACGCTTTGGCATGCCAGACACTCCCCGACAGTGGGATTTGAAAGGGTGGAAAAAGAACAAGAAAAAGAAATCTGACAATTTGGGACCACCGATCAAAACTTGTAATCATTGTTTTGCTGTTGTACCTGCTCAATGTCGTATTTGTCCAATATGTGGCAAAGAAATTGAAATCGATGCAGATGGACTACAAGAAGATAAACAAGCGAAGATCGAAAAAATCAGCGAGTTTAAATTCACAACTAACTATGAAGAAGTTCGGTTGGCTAAGAAGAAACCCGAAGATGCAAAAAACATGAAAGAACTGTACGCAATGGCTAAAGCTAAACATTTTAAGAGTGGCTGGGCGTTCGTACAAGGCAAACGTTTAGGACTATTACATTAAAAATAAAAGGAGATTATAAATTATGTCATTTATTAACACAGATTACTCAAACAACTCACATCAGGACTATTCAGCACTTCCACAAGGAAACTACGAAATGATCATTAAATCAGCTAAAGAAACTACTACTCCAAACGGTAGTGAATCATTGCAGCTTGATTTAGTCGTTCGTAACGATCTCGACCAAGTGCCTGAATTAAAAGAAACCAATGGCAAATATCACAACCGCCACGTGTTCATGGACAACTGGAAACGACACGAAACGAATCAATATGACATGGACGGATTCCAATACATTCTAGAAGGCGCACAAGTTCCTGAAGGCACTGCAATTGATACCGTAGAAGACTTTATCAAATGGATCTCTGGCCGTCCTGTGCGAGTATTTGTCAAACGTGAAAAAGATACGTACAAGAATGATGGCTCATACCGTAATACAGTTGCTCCGTGGAACATTGATAAGACTAAATTCACGCAATTAAATCACGTTTATAAAGACCAGAAAAACGGACAAAACCCATTTCAAGGACAGCAACAACAAAATAATGTCGATCCGTTTGCAGGACAAGGACAAGAAATAAATATAAACTCGGATGATTTACCGTTCTAAATTCCAAATAGTCAGTGAACTTAATACACCGCTAGGGTGGGATGCCCTAAATAAAGCTAAGGAGGTAAGCCAATTTGTATGATGCAATTCCAAACGATATGCGACCGCTGATTCAGTGGGGAACATACGAGAAAGTTTGGCAACCAGAAAGAAACAAATATACTAAGATTCCTCACAATGCGGTAGATGATTCATTTGCTAAAACTAATGACCCACAAACATGGTCCGACTTCAAAACAGCTTTAAATGCAATGCAGAAATATAAACGTGATGGTTTAGCGTTCTTTTTCGCTAATGGTTATGTCGGCTTAGACTTAGACAATGTAGCTGGAGAATTGGATAAATTTAAAAATGGAGATTGGGAAAACGATGTCGCAGTTGCAGTTTTATTCACTGATTCTTATGTGGAAATCAGTCAATCAGGTCACGGTATTCATGCCATTATGCGGGGTGAGATACACGGCGATCGTAGACGTAAAAAAGACGTTGAACTTTATCAAGAAGGTCGTTTCTTTGCACTAACTGGCGATTGCATCCACAAAGTGAACGAAACTACTAAGATGCAGCAAATACGTATGGACCGCATGTATGATTATTACTTTCAAGATATTGGACCAGCTAAACAAACACTTAACACCGATGTTCCTGAACTTAATAATTTACAAGTTGGCGAAATTATCCGCCGAGCTGAAAGTTCAAAAAATGGCGCTAGGTTCAAAGCTTTTATGCAAGGCGGTTGGGAACCATTTTATAGTAGTCAATCCGAAGCTGATCTAGCATTTGCCAACGATTTAGCATTTTGGACTGGTCGAGACTTTAACAAGATGGATGAAATTTTTAGAAACAGTTCATTGATCCGTCAGAAATACGATGATAAGCACGGTAAAACAACTTATGGAGTAGCTTTACTAAATAAAGCAATCAATGAAACCACTAACACTTTTAACCCGATTAAAGAACCGCTGAATAAATACACTTTAAATTTTAATAAGCCTGAGAAAAAAGAACTTCCTGCTCGTTCTTGGGACGATACAGGGAATGCTGATCGTTTAATGGACCAATACGGCGAATATATTAAATATTCTTACATTGACAAAAGCTGGTATTTCTATAATGGCAGTTTTTGGGAGATGGACGATAAAGGTATGATTGCAAAGTTTGCTGATCAGGTAGTTGAAAACATGAAGGATGAAAAAATAAAAGTTGCGCCTGATGTTGATCCTGAAGAAGCAGCCGAAAATTGGCAGAAATTTATTAAAAAAACTCGGCAGCATACGCAAAAGAAAAATTTCGTGGAAGAAACTAAGCATCGTGTGCCAGTTTTACATGGAGAATTTGATAAGGATCCGATGTTATTAAACACTGCAAATGGTTACGTTGATTTATCTAACGGCATTCTGCATGATCACGACATTAAGAAGATGTTTAGCCAACAAGCTAATATCGAATATTCAGACAATATTGATTGTCCTATTTGGTTAAATTTTTTGAATCAGGTTTTTAATAATGATCAGTTACTAATTGATTATATCCAAAAAGCAGTCGGCTATTCAGCAACTGGGAGTAATAGCGAACAAGTGATGTTTATCTTGTTTGGTGGCGGTCGAAATGGTAAATCGGTGTTTATCAATACGATAGCCGACATTTTGGGAACTTACTCTAAAACTATGTCAGCTAGTTCAATCATGGTTAAACCAAACGGCAATGGTGCTAATTCAGATATTGCACGTTTGGAAGGCGCTCGGATGGTTGTTTCAAGTGAGCCAAATGAAGGGGTCCGTTTAGATGAAGGTTTAGTTAAGCAATTAACAGGTGGAGACACAGTGACAGCACGCTTCTTATATGGGAAAGAGTTCGAGTTTGATCCGCAGTTTAAGATTTGGCTGGCAACTAACCATAAGCCAATTATTAGAGGAACCGATGACGGTATTTGGCGCAGATTGATGATGATCCCGTTTTTGGTACAGATACCAGAAAATAAAGTTGATAAAAAACTGTCTGCAAAACTCAAAAGTGAATCAATTGGAATTTTAAACTGGATCGTTGATGGAGCTATCAAATGGCAAAAAGAAGGGCTTAATCCGCCAGCTATTGTAACAAAAGCAAGTAAGGAATATCGGGATGAGATGGATGTAGTAACAATGTTTGTAAGTGACTGCTGCGAAATCGGTTCAGAGTTAAAAGTACCAGCGGGAGAGATTTTTAGCAAATATCAAGAATGGGCCAAAGAAAATTCTGAATATTCGATGTCCAAACAAAAATTTGGTAGAGAAATGAAACAAAAATTTGATTATAAGAAAGGAAAGCATGGTCGTTTCTATAAAGGCTTGACTTTAATTCATGATCAGCGACTAAATTTCTTGAAAAATAACTAAGGGTGTCGGATGTGGTGTCGGATAAAAAATAGAAAGTTGTATTATACAAAATAGCTCTATATATACTATTTATACTATTTTTTATTATAGGGTGTCGGATATAGTAAATAAAGTAGTAAAAGAAAAAATAAAAAATAAGTATATAGAGAGAAAGGGAATTTTGATTTATCCGACACCCCTGTTGAAAAGTAGGCTAAACATATACAGCGGCAAAGGTTTCAGCGGTTAAGGTATCCGACACCTTTATCCGACACCCCTAACAATGCGGAGGGAATATGAAATCAGAGCATCAAATTCAATCGGAGATCATGTTGGCATTATCAAAACATGATTGCACAGTGATCCGTACGAATGCAGGAAGAATTAAAACCGAAGACGGTCGCAGGATTGCATTAGCACCCAGAGGTTGGCCAGACATCACTGGCTTTCGAAAATCAGACGGGCGAATGCTGCTTGTGGAAGTCAAGAATGAAAAAGGCCGACTTCGACCTGATCAAGTTAAGTTTCAGAAGTTTATCAGTCAGTATCCGGTATTGTACGGTGTCTGCCGGAGTGCTAAAGACGCAATTAAGTTAGTGGAGGGATAAGAATGGAATGCAAGTGGAAAGTTAATTTTTTCGGTGAAGGTGAATATTGGAGTCACGAAAATTTGACCTATGAGCAAGCCGAAAGAAAAATCAATGATTGTCCGTCAGAATATATGGCTTACATGGAGCCAATGAACTTAATGTAGGAGGGATAGCAAGAATGAATGAACAACTAGCAGAATTATCACGTGAGCTTGACCGGGAGATATTCCAATCCGAAGACATGAATGAAGCAAGCAATTGGGCAACTGAATATTTGCAGAAAGCTTTTGAATTAGGTCGGCAAAGCCTAGTGGATGAGTTAA